TGAGTGTTGATGACACTGGCAACACCTTTGCTGGTACTATCAACGGTAAGTATCGCGTATACATCGATCCTTACGCTGCCAACAACTCTGCTAACCAGTATTACGTTGTTGGTTATAAGGGTACTTCCCCTTATGACGCTGGTCTCTTCTATTGCCCATACGTTCCTCTGCAAATGGTTCGTGCCGTTGGCGAGAACAGCTTCCAGCCGAAGATCGGCTTCAAGACTCGCTACGGTATCGTAGCTAACCCATTCGCTGAGGGTACAACCCAGGGTCTTGGCAGACTGCGCGTTAACAGCAACCGCTACTATCGTCGCGTCAAGGTTACCAACCTGATGTGATATAATATTATCTTCCGTGTGAAGGTAAGTGCTGAGGGGTCTTCGGACCCCTCTTTTTTTATATAAATACAATGTTACATTGCAAACACTACAGTGGGCAAACCTAAGAATAAGAAGGGCAAGTCTGCAAACTCCAAGCAAAATGCTGGTAATGCTACCGCCAAGAAGGCAAAAAATGGCGGCAAGAAGAAGTGAGGATGTATGCCAAGAGAGTGGAATACTTCTTTTAGGGAACCGTGGAACCCTATCATAAAGAAGTGCTTAGATGGTGTAGATCTCCACAATAAACTTTACTTTGAAACTCAAGATACATTTCATCTAAATCAAGCAGATTTGCTTAGAGCATATGTTTCCAGATTAAAAACTTGGATACACGAAACGGAACCTGAAGGGTTTCACCGAAAATGAAATACGAATTTGAACACCACTGGGGTGGTGAAGACAACTGGTACACCAAGGGTAAGAGGTGGGCGAACAAACAAAAGTTCCCCATTAATCACCTTGCCCTTGGTTTTATTGAGTGGTTATGGGAACACTGGGTTGATGGTAGAGTTCAAATGGAAATGACTTCTGTTGATAAACAAGCAGAAGAACTTAAAAACCAGTGGGAAAAAGAAGAAAAACCACAAACGGTTATGGAATCGACACCATCAGAGGTTGATGGTCTAGATAATATACGCATCACAAATCAAGTATTTTTTCCAGATCCATGGGATTCTGATTGGAATGATGCTTTTATAAATCACAAAATGTGGTATAAGGATGAATCTGGTATTAAGACCTCTAACTGATGTTAATGATGTAACTTGGATACACGAAACAGAACCTGAGGGATTTCATAGGTCTTCTAAATAGTGAATGTGAATGCTTGGTTTGTATGCTTTCATCTCAATATCGCCTCAGATTAGAATTTATTTGCCAGCGTATTGTAAACGGAGAAGAAGTTAAATTAGAAGATATGATTTGGGCAGAAAAACTTGCAAAAGCAAATAGATCTGCTGGTTCGATATTAAGGAAAGCAAGGCGTCAAGCACAAAATCCTGATATGCAAGAAGGTGATCTTGATGATTTTATGAATAGGATGGATTTAGGAGACCCCGACCCATCCAATCACAGAACGGGGTTTCAATCGGCTGACGAAATCGTAGATTGGTTTCGCAGAGAAGATACTGATGATTGGAGACAACGAGACTAATGACTAAGAATCCATACGATAGACAGATTCAAAACAGAAACTTCTTAAGTCCAACAGGATTTAAGTTGAGTCTTGAGAGATGTCCTAAGGTTAGTTTCTTTTCTAACTCAGCAAACATCCCATCGCTGACACTTGGAGTTGCTGTCCAACCAACGTATCTAAAAGAGATTGATAGACCTGGAGATCAACTTCAGTTTGAAGATTTCTCAATTCGATTTTTGATTGATGAGGATCTTCAAAACTATATGCAAATTCAAAATTGGTTGAGAGGTCTTGGATTCCCAGAGTCTCTGAGACAGATTTATGATGAGCACACAAAGGGTAGAATGAAATATAAAAATGCTGCGAATCTTGGTGAAGAAGATTTGTATTCAGACGGAACTTTACAGATCCTAAGTAATGGTATGGTTCCACAGTATCTGGTTAAATTTAATGGGATGTTCCCAGTCTCATTATCAACGCTACAGTTCGATGCGACACCCACAGATGCTGACTACTTTACAGCAGATGTAACTTTCAAGTATACTTACTATGAGATCACTGACCTTTCTGGTAATCCCCTATGAATCTTGATGATATACAAAGTATGTGGGAGAAAGACTCACAGATTGACAAAGATAATCTTCACGACGAATCTCTAAAAATTCCAGCACTACACGCAAAATATCACGATCTGTTTAACAATATCCTTCTTCTAAGAAAGAGAGCAGAACAACAACGTAAAAACATTCGCCACGAACGCTATGAGTATTATTCTGGAAAAGCAGATCCTGATGTTTACTTGGAGAATCCATTCCCTAAGAAAGTTAGGGATAAAGACGCTATGCAGAAATATCTGGATGCGGATGAGAAACTCAGCAACATCAACCTAAAAATTGACTACTACGAAACTCAGCTAAATTATATTGAGAGCATTCTCAAACAGATAAGCAATCGTACTTATCAAATCAAGAATGCGATTGAATGGCAAAAATTTATCGCTGGGTATGGTTAATCTAGAAATCCAAAAGAAGAATGAAGTCTATCTAAAGATATCCGCAGAACCACACATCTACCAGGAACTTTCGGACCACTTCACATTTGAAGTTCCTGGTGCAAAATTTATGCCTCAGTATCGCAACAGACACTGGGATGGAAAGATACGATTATTCTCTACATACACAGGAGAGATTTATGTTGGTCTCCTGGACAAAATCATTTCTTTCTGCAAGCAATACAATTACGAATACAAGTTCGTAGACAACAAATTTTTTGGCACACCCTTTGAAGTCAATGAGATGATTTCAAAAGAAGGTGTTAAAGATTATATGACAAAGATTGCTACTCATACTCCGAGAGAGTATCAAGTAGAAGGAGTATACGATGCTCTAAGGCACAATAGAAGACTATTGATAAGTCCCACTGCATCTGGCAAATCTTTGATGGTTTATTCTCTTTCCAGATATCATACTGAGCACAACAGAAATATCCTTGTAGTTGTTCCAACGACAAGTCTGGTAGAGCAGATGTATAAGGACTTTGAGGAATATGGTTGGAACTCTCAGACATACTGCCACAAAATTTATTCTGGAAAAGAAAAGGAGACTAATAAACCCATCACAATTACAACTTGGCAATCAATCTACAAGTTAGATAGAAAATGGTTTGAGAAGTTTGATGTTGTGATTGGTGATGAAGCACATCTATTTAAGTCCAAGTCTCTAGTCAATATTATGACTAAGTTACATACCGCAAAATATCGGTATGGTTTTACTGGCACACTAGATGGTTCACAAACACACAAATGGGTTTTAGAAGGTTTGTTTGGTCCTGCCTACAAAATTATCAGAACCGAAGAACTGATGAAGAAAGGACACGTTTCAAAACTCGATATTAATTGTATCATCCTCAAGCACAATCCACAAAAGTTTGAAACATTTGAAGACGAAGTTCAGTATATCATTACACACACTAGGAGAAATAAGTTCATTAGGAACCTGGCACTAGATCTGGAGGGTAACACTCTTGTTCTATTCAGTAGAGTGGAGTCTCACGGAAAGCCATTATTTGAAATGATAAATAGTTCAGTCAAAGAGAATCGTAAGGTTTTCTATGTACACGGTGGTGTTGATTCATTAGAGCGGGAGAAAGTAAGGGAAATTGTTGATGCAGAACAAAACGCGATTATCGTAGCATCATATGGAACTTTCTCCACAGGAATCAATATCAAAAATCTTCATAACGTTATTTTTGCTTCTCCTTCTAAATCAAGAATACGGAATCTACAATCTATCGGAAGAGTCCTGAGGAAAGGAGCAAACAAAAATAAAGCAGTTCTCTATGACATTGCTGATGATTGCACACACAATTCACGAAAGAACTACACACTAAACCATCTCATTGAAAGGATTAAAATTTATAACGAAGAAAACTTTAACTATGACATAATCACAGTCAACCTATCGGATTAATATGGAAGACGATTTCTATGCAACAATTAAATTATTATCAGGTGAAGAAATATTTGCAAGAGTCTCTGCCTCTGATGAGGGAGACAGAACGTTACTTCTGATCTCTGATCCTGTCGTAGTAGAGGAAGTAAGACTTCCTCACAATGGAATGCCAATTGGATACAAGGTTGAACCCTGGTTAAAAACCTCAAGCGATACACTGTGTATTATTGATATGAAGAATGTTCTAACGATGACAGAGAATACAGATGGTGATATGATTGATATGCACTGCAGATTCATCGCAGAAAGAGAACAAGACAAACTTCCTTCTGAACGATCTGATATTGATAGAAATATGGGATATATTACTAGTGTAGAAGAAGCAAAAGATCTCTTAGAAAAGATATTCAAAGAAACTTAAAGCTCAATTCCCTTTGAACCCTGACAGAGTTATTGTACACACATTTCAGAGGTTTGTCAAGCTCTTGCGTAGTAGGCAAAGATTTGTTATAATATGAGCATAAACATATAAATATTGTTCATAAAATGAATGTATCAATGCCAAAGGGTAGAAAGAGGTCTGAACACTATGTAAATAACAAAGAGTTTCTGGAAGCTCTGGTTGTCTACAAGAAGAAAGTACAACAGGCAGAAGAGAAGGGTCTTCCGAAACCAAGAATTCCCAATTACATTGGTGAGTGCTTTTTGAAGATTGCCACTCACTTGTCGTTCAAACCCAACTTCGTGAACTATATGTTCAAGGATGATATGATTTGCGATGGCATCGAAAATTGTGTACAATACATCAACAACTTCGATCCAGCAAAATCATCCAACCCCTTTGCATACTTTACTCAAATCATTCACTATGCTTTCTTGCGTCGAATTCAGAAAGAAAAGAGACAATTAGAAATCAAAAATAAAATTCTAACCAAGTCAGGTTATGATGAAGTGTTTGTTGATGATAACACTATTGGCGGAAGCAACTATTCCAACTATAATTCCATCAAAGACAATGTTTACCACAAATTGAAAAATCAATGAAAGTTGCTGTAATCACTGATCAACATTTTGGAGCTCGTAAAAACTCAAAGTTGTTTCATGATTTCTTTTTAAAATTTTATAATGAAATCTTTTTTCCGACACTTGAGGTACAGGGTGTCACTCATATTATCGATATGGGAGATACTTTTGATAGTCGTAAGGGTATTGATTTTTCTGCTCTGGATTGGGCTAAGAAGAATTACTACGATCGTCTTAAAGAGATGGGAGTCACTGTTTACACAGTTGTTGGTAATCATACTGCCTACTACAAGAATACAAACAAGGTTAATGCTATTGAACTCTTACTCAGAGAGTACGACAATATTGTTCCTGTATCTTCTTTCAAAGAGATTCGGATTGGTGACTTAGACATTTCTTTGATTGCTTGGATCAATGAAGAATCTGAAAGAGAAGTTCTGACCAATATCAAAAAGTCCAAATCAAAAGTTGCATTCGGACACCTGGAGTTGCAAGGATTCAAAGCAAATCACGGGATCTGGATGGAACACGGTATGGATAGAAACATCTTCTCTACCTATAGTAAGGTGTTCTCTGGTCACTACCATCATCGCAGTAATCAGGATAACGTCTACTATCTCGGCAACCCATACGAAATGTATTGGAATGATGCTGGTGATGTGAGAGGGTTTCACATCTTTGATACTGATACCCTAGAGCATACCCCTGTCAACAATCCATTTCAAATCTTCAAGATTATTCACTATGAAGATACTCCATACCAGATGTTTGATGCCTCTGATTGCACTGGAAAAATCTTAAAGGTTGTTGTCCGTAAGAAGTCTGATGAGAAGTTGTTTGAGAAGTTCATTGATAAACTCTTCTCTGCAAATCCTGCCGAAGTCAAAATTGTAGAAAACTTTGATCTCAACATCAATGAGGATTTTGAAGCATTTGAATCGGAAGATACACTTGCTATCCTCTCTAGATATATTGACGAGTCAGAAATCAATCTGGATAAATCGGCAATCAAAACCCTCGTCAGCACAATCTATCAGGAAGCTTGCGAGGTGGAGTAATGTATATTGTCAGTGTTAGTAAAGGTGAAGATTCTGGTGCATATGCTGTCCACAATCGGTGGGGAGAAAAGATTATAATGTTCTTTGAAAATGAGGACGATGCTGAAAGATATGCTATGATGATAGATGACACTGAAAAATATGACAGTGCTGAAGTGATTGGTGTTGATGAAGATCAAGCAAAACAAACTTGTCACGACAGAAATTTTAAGTATGTTGTCATTACTCCCAATGACATTGTTGTTCCTCCTGATGTAGACGATGATTCTCTTTAAAACTGTTAGATGGAAAAACTTTCTCAGCACTGGTAACCAGTGGACAGAAATCAAATTGAACGAATCGCACGGAACAATCATCATTGGTTCTAACGGTGCTGGTAAGTCTACGGTTCTTGATGCTCTGACTTTTTCATTGTTTGGGAAACCATATCGCAAGATCAATAAACCTCAGTTGGTCAACAGCGTCAATGAAAAAGACTGTGTAGTTGAGATTGAGTTTAACATCAAGGGGAAAGAATATAAGATTGTTCGTGGCATTAAACCAAACATCTTCCAGATCTGGATCAACGGAATTGTACAGGATCAATCTTCTTCTGCAGTTGATCAGCAAAAGAAACTGGAACAACAGATTCTGAAACTGAACTATAAGTCTTTCACTCAGATTGTTATTCTTGGATCTGCTGGGTTTACTCCTTTTATGCAACTGTCTGCTGCAAATAGGAGAGAGGTGATTGAAGATCTTCTTGACATTAAGATCTTCTCAGCAATGAATAGTCTGATCAAAGATAAGATTCGTGATAATAAGGATCGGATTAAAACTCTAGAGTTGAAGAAAGAGACTCTGATCGATAAAATTGATATGCAAAAGAATTTTATTGAGGAGTTGGAGAATCGTGGTAAGAAGAATATCGAAGACAAGAATATTTCTCTTTTATCGTTAGTGGAAGATATTGGAAACTATACTGATGATAATGAGAAACTGAGTGATAAATTATTGGAAGTTCAATCTGAGATGGAGGAAACTCCCAACCCTCAGAATACGATCAGAAAGATGAATTCTCTTCGTGCGAAGATTCAAACAAAAGTTGATACGACTTCCAAAGAACGTATCTTTTTTGACCAAAATACGGTTTGCCCAACTTGTACTCAGAGTATCGAAGAGAATTTTAGGTTAAATAGAATTGCGGAGCTTAATGCTTCTGTAAACGAATTAGAAACGGGTCTCTCAGAACTTGAGGAAAAACTACAAGAAGAGGAGTCCAAACAGCTTCGCTTTATCGAACTCACTAAGGAGGTATCTTCCCTAACCAATGACATTTCTCAAAACAATATTAGAATTTCTGGACTTCAGCGACAGTGCCGAGGTTTGGAATCGGAAATTCAAAAACTTACCGATCAATTACAAAACAGAAATTCTGAGCATGAGAAGTTAAATGATTTCAATGAAAAACTGAAGACTACCTACGACGAACTTGGTTCAGAGAAAGAAAAGATTTATCTAAACGAGTTCGTATATTCCTTGTTGAAGGATGGGGGAGTAAAGACTAAGATCATTAAAAAGTATCTCCCCCTCATCAATCAGCAAGTGAATCGCTATCTGCAGATGATGGAGTTTTATATTAACTTCACTCTAGACGAAGAGTTTAACGAGACAGTACAATCTCCTATTCACGAAAATTTTTCATACGCTTCATTCTCTGAAGGAGAGAAGATGCGTATCGACCTTGCTCTCTTGTTCACCTGGAGAGAAGTTGCTAAATATAAGAACTCTACCAACACCAATCTCCTTATTATGGATGAGGTGTTTGATAGTTCTCTCGACGGAATGGGGACGGAAGAATTCTTAAAGATTATCCGTTTCGTCATCAGGGATGCTAACATCTTTGTGATCTCTCACAAGTCAGAACTCTATGATAGGTTCCCCAACTCTATCAAGTTTGAAAAAATTAAAGGATTCAGTCGGAAGGTATTATGAAAGTAATGATCGTTGGTCACGGGTATGTTGGTTCTGCCGTGGCATCTATTTTTAACGATGAAGAGAAAGTTATCATCGATCCTAAATTCAATGATAACAAGATTAAAGATTTCTTTGGACAAAAGTTTGATGCTGTCTTTGTCTGTGTAGACACTCCTAAAGGAGAAAACACCAAGATCTTGAATCCAGTTCTTGATGAGTTGAACACTTACATTGGTCAGAATACTCCAGTATGTTGTAAGTCAACTTCTACTCCAGAGTATTATGGTTGGGCAGAAGAAACTTATAAAAACATTCGTGTTGTCCATAGTCCAGAGTATCTGAGTTCAAACAACAACATTGAGAAGTTCCAGAAACAAACTTTCTGTATTCTTGGTGGCGATAAAAATGCTTGCGAAATCATTGCTGATATCTTCTGGGGAAGACTGGATTATCTGAACGCGAATAAGGTTCATATTACGGACATTAGAACTGCTGCTCTTGTTAAATATTCAGAGAACTTCTATCTTGGATTGAAAGTTACACTCTTTAATGAGTTGTACAATGTCCATAAGAAGGTTGGGTGTGAATCTACGTTTGAGGAATTTGCAAACCTGGTGGGTGCCGATCCTAGAATTGGCACATCGCACACCAAGGTTCCTGGATGGGATGGTAAATTTGGATGGGGCGGTCACTGCCTCGACAAAGACAACCACGAGTTTATGCTATTCTCAGAAAGTCCTCTTGCAAAATTCATTGTTGAACTCAACCAAAATCATCGTGGAGAAGATTGATGCGACACATTCTTTTTACCCTAAGAGGATGTGATCCTGCACTTCTGGACGATGAAGCACACATACGAAATGCACTAGTTAATGCTGCATCTGCTGCCAACAGCACACTACTTGGAATTCAATCTCATAAGTTTGAACCTCAGGGTGTGACTGCCATTGCTATGCTTGCTGAATCCCATATCAGCATTCATACTTGGCCAGAGAAAGGCGAAGCAGTATGTGATGCTTTTACTTGTGGAGACCATACGAATCCTGGAGAGGCTTTCTCTTATATGAAAGCAGCATTCTGTGCTAAAACTTGGGTATACAAAACCATCACGAGACCAATCTCATGAAAGTCCCAAACTGGCAACACCACAGTAAGAAAGACCAGAAACGACACCTTAAACCTCAAGCAATGCGCCAGGCAAAGGCAAGGCGTAGACACTTGAAGAACCGTCTACTGAACCTCCCAAAGCGGGAGGTTTTTTCGTATTGTATGGTCATTGAAACGAACTGAACCGATGACAGTTAACTTTGAGGTCAAAGGACAACTCGCCAAACTGCTTGCCACTGAGAACCTCATTGTTGAGCACAAGAACTGCCAGACTGCTTCTTTTGACGTTCTGAACCGCGTCCTGGTCCTCCCTCTGTGGGATCGTGCCTCTAGCGTGGTATATGACCTTCTCGTCGCTCACGAGGTAGGTCACGCTCTCTTCACTCCCAATGAAGACTGGACTGACCGTTGCTCTGCTCCTCACCAGTTTGTGAATGTGGTTGAGGATGCTCGCATCGAGAAACTGATGAAGCGTAAATATGCTGGTCTTAACAAGACCTTCTATCGCGGATACAGTGAACTGAGTGACGAAGATTTCTTCGGCATTGCTGATGAAGATTTGTCTACGATGAATCTTGCTGATCGTGCTAACCTTCACTTCAAGATTGGTAACTATGTCACCATTCCCATTGAGTCTGGTGTAGAGGTAGATATTCTTCAAACTATTGCTAACTGTGAAACCTTTGATGATGTTCTCATCGCTGCTGAAAAACTCTATGACTACTGCAAGAAGCCTCAGGAAGAAACTCAAGAAATCGATGTTGCCGCAAGGCAAGATAACGAACAAAGTTCTTCTAGTTCTTCTTCTAATAATTCTGAGTCCAGTGTGGATTCCACTGCTGATAATCAGTCTGAGAGTTCTGAGCCTGATCCTGATCGTACTTCTGAAGATTCCAATAATGATCGCGTTAGTTCTGGTGGGGGCACTACTTATGATCCTAATCTAGACGTTAAGACTGCAGATAATCTCTCTGATGCTATTGAGAATCTGAACGGTAATCCGTTCAATGAACCCACCTATGTTGAGATGCCAGATTTGAGTCTTGACACTATAATCGTAGAGAACGATTATATTCGAGAGATCAACAACTATCATTGGAATAAATTCAATGAGGATGTGAAGTTTGATTTCTCCTTGGTTGATGCAGACTATTCCTCATACAAGAAGAGTTCTTTGAAGGAGATCAACTATCTGATCAAAGAATTTGAGATGAAGAAATCTGCTGATTCTTACTCTCGTTCTTCTGTGTCTCGCACTGGTGTGCTTGACTGCACCAAACTCCACACTTTCAAGTACAATGAGGATCTCTTCAAGAAAGTAACCGTAGTTCCTGAAGGCAAGAATCACGGTCTGATCTTTCTTCTTGACTGGTCTGGTTCAATGAGTGACAAACTCCTTGATACTGTGAAGCAACTTCTCAACTTGGTTCGATTCTGTAAGAAGTGCAACATCCCATTTGATGTGTATGCTTTTACGAATGAGTTTCGTAGTCGTTTCATTCCCGAGGAAATCAAACGCTATGAAGATAATCCAGAGGATCGGTTTCACCACAAAGAAGTTGCCAACAAGATTGCTATCAACAGGGAGTTCAAACTTCTGAACTTCATCACGAGCAAGACTAGTCAGAAAGACTTCGATAATGATTGCTCCAATCTCTATCGTCTCGCTTACATTCAAGATCAAACTCAACGATATCGTTATGACTTCCAGTATCACTACAACAATTGCTTTGGTCTGTCTGGCACTCCCCTCAATGAAGCAATTGTTTGTCTGAACGAAATCATTCCCCAATTCAAGAAAGAAACTGGAGTTCAGAAAGTTCAATGTGTAATTCTCACTGATGGTGAAGCACAAGGAATCGGCAGGACTATTGCTATCAATCGCGGAGATTACATCCGCATTGGTATCAACCCTTGTCGCTACGGTACGATGCTCAGGAATCGCAAGACTGGTATTGTCTATGAGATTGGTAACTGGCATACTCAAGTAGAATCGTTCTTGAAGTATGTTTCTGATTCTAATCCTGGTGTGAATATGATTGGTATTCGTCTGGTTGGAAGTAACGAAGTTAGTAAGATTTTCAGTGCCTTGTCTTTTGGATCGGAATCTGATAGACTTAGAAACATCTGGAAAAAAGAGAAGAGTATTTCTGTGAAAGCATTTGGTTATTCCAAACTTCTAGTTCTCTCTTCCACTGTCCTAAACAATGACTCTGAGTTTGAAGTTGCTGAATGTGCAACCAAAGCACAGATTCGTGCTGCCTTCAAAAAATCTTTGAAAGCAGGATCGATGAACCGTAAAATTCTCAATTCTTTCGTTGAGCAAATCGTATGATAATGAGTATCGAGAACAATCCAGACTGGAGACCATTGACTCGATATGGTGTCCAGATTCCTGGATATTATGTAAGTAAATGTGGTGAAATTTTTTCTACAACATCTAATAAACTTAGAAAAATTCACCACAAATACAGAACCGAAGTGACTAAAAAAGGTTCTAGGAAAAAACTTGTAGAGTGTAACTTCACTACTCAGTGTGATAGTAGTTTATTTGAAGATTACAATCACGTTTCTGGATCTGCAAAGGGAAAGTGTGTGCTAAACATTACTGTACATAAGGCAGTAATGGAAGCGTGGAAACCAGTAGATTTAAATCCACCAGAGTCTGTAGCACCCTATTGGAATACACTTCCAGAACCAGTGAAGCAGTGGATTCGTGACACTGTTGTTATCGATCATATTGATGCAGATCCATCAAACAACAATATCGACAATCTCAGGTACGTCACACCCAAAGAAAACAACGCTTACAGGAAGGAAGAATCCAGTTCCTGAACTGTCCACCAACCGCCCTGAGGGACGGTTTTTCGTTGTATTGTATATACATACCAAACAGGTCAACCAATGCCTTCCAACGTGAACTACATCGATCAACTCCGCAATCTCTATGGTTCTGAGTTCACTGCTGCTGATATTCGTGGATTCTGTGCTGCTAATGATGTTGCATACCAAACTGTCACCAAACGTCTTGAGCAGTACAAAGTGGGTCGCGGCAAGTGGAATCTGGAAGTAACTCAGGAGAAAGTGGAAGAAATCGAACGTACTTATCAAGCACCTTCTGGTGTTCCCGCTCGGGAAAATCTGAATCTGATTCCCGACAAAGATGCTCAATATGTCCCGTTCGGGAACTTTACTGATGTGAAGAAGATCATCAAGTCTGGCATCTTTTATCCCTGCTTCATCACTGGTCTCTCTGGCAATGGTAAGACCTTTGGCGTTGAGCAAGCGTGTGCTCAACTGAAGCGTGAACTGATTCGTGTAAACATTACTATTGAGACTGATGAAGATGATCTCATTGGCGGATTCCGTCTTGTCAATGGCGAAACCGTTTGGCACAATGGTCCAGTCATCGAAGCCCTGGAGCGCGGTGCGATTCTACTGCTTGACGAGATTGACCTGGCTTCCAACAAGATTCTTTGCCTTCAATCGATCCTGGAAGGGAAAGGAATCTTCCTGAAGAAGATTGGTCGCTATGTGCAACCTGCTGCTGGATTCAACGTCTTTGCCACTGCTAACACCAAGGGCAAGGGTTCTGAGGATGGTCGCTTCATTGGCACCAACGTCCTGAATGAGGCGTTTCTGGAGCGATTCCCTGTGACCTTTGAGCAGTCCTATCCTGCTCCTGCAACCGAACAGAAGATCCTAGAAGGCAATGCTCTGGATCTTGGTGTGGAGGATCGCAACTTCTGCAAGCGACTGGTTGACTGGGCAGACATTATCCGTAAGACCTTCTATGATGGTGGTATCGATGAGGTGATTTCTACTCGTCGTCTGGTTCACATCATCCGTGCTTACAGCATCTGGGGTGACAAGGTGAAAGCAATTCAAGTTTGCCTTAACCGCTTCGATGATGAGACCAAGAGTGCATTCCTGGATCTTTATGATAAAGTGGATGCTGATGTTGATCTTGCAAATACTCAGGAGGTCTGATAGAATGTTTACTGAAACACCTTTCCAAAGTTATTCTGAAGCAATTCAAAAGGGATGGACTATGACTGATGATGGATTCTGGATTCCTCCAGAAAATGAATACACTCTTAATATTGGCAGCAGTATGCACGAAGACAAAATTGATCTGAATTTAGATTCCCTTAGTACCAACGGATTCTGGAAGTATGAAGAAGATCTTACTCTGAAAGAGATCCGAGACTATCTGAGCAGCACCTACCAGGCGCATTATACTTCTAAGGAATCTAAGACTCAGACTCTTGATCTTATTGAAAGCATTGGCGATGCGGAACCATTCTGTCGCTCTAATGCAATCAAGTATCTCTCTCGCTTCGGCAAGAAGAATGGAAAGTCCAAGCAGGACATTCTAAAGGCAATTCACTATTGCATTCTTCTTTATCACTTCGCTGGTCTTCACACTCCTAATACTTCTCGTTATGAAACTTTCTGATAACACGATCAATCTCCTGAAGAACTTCTCTTCTATCAATCAATCCTTGCTGTTTAAGCAGGGCAATCGTCTTCGCACAATGTCTGTGATGAAGAACATTCTTGCAGAAGCAACAATTACTGAAGAGTTCCCCAAAGATTTTGGTATCTACGATCTGAATCAATTCCTCAACGGTATGTCTCTTCACCGTGATGCAGAACTGGACTTTCAGAATGAGTCTTATGTTTTCATTCGTGAAGGAAAGAATCACTCCAAGTATTTCTTTGCAGATCCTTCTGTGATTATCACACCTCCTAATAAGGAGATGGAGCTTCCCTCCGTTGATGTGTCTTTCGATCTGACCACAACTCAACTCGATAAGGTTCTGAAAGCAGCAGCAGTCTATCAACTGCCTGACCTGTCTGTCATCGGTGAAAATGGCGTTGTTAAACTGGTTATTCGTGACAAGAAGAACGATACCTCCAACGTTTATTCTGTAGTTGTTGGAGAGACCAACGATGTCTTTACTTTCAACTTTAAAGTCGAGAACATTCGTGTTGTTCCTGGCACCTATGAAGTGAAGATTTCTAAGAAACTTCTCTCTCAGTTTACTTCAAAGGAGCACGATCTTCGTTACTTTATTGCTCTTGAACCCGACTCAAGTTATGAAGTGTGAAGTTCAACTTTATGTTGCGGGCACGGTCTTCTACGAAACCGTAATTGCTAAAGATTACAAAGAAGCAAGAGAAGTTGCTCTTGCCCGCAACCCTAATGCTAAAGTGATTGCAGTGACCGCTAAGTTCAAATGAACATCTTCGTGACTTCCCCTTGGCCAGCAGAGAGTGCAACGTGTCTTCCTGACAAACACATCGTCAAGATGCCCTTAGAGTGCTGCCAAATGCTCTCTATTGTGGCATCTGAAAAGTGGGGTCACGGATATGGTTATCTCTACAAGAATGACAGCACACCTTACAAGACTGATAAAGGAGCATTCCGAAATCACCCTTGTACTAAGTGGGCAATGGAGAGTATCCATAATGCCTACTGGTTGATCAAGTGGGGAATGAACTTATGTGATGAGTATCATTTACGATATGGTAAAATCCATTCGTGCTATAATCCTCTTGTACACGCCTACTATATCTTTCCTAAGGGTAAGATCACCGACGTGACTCCATTCGCCCGTGCTATGCCCGAAGAATGGAAATATGATGATAGCATTGATACATTCACTGCTTATAAAATGTACATTGCTTCAAAACCCTGGG